GCCTGCACAATTTTACGGCAACGACGGGGAATACTTTTAAACTAGCGCTATACGATAGTGAAGCAACACTAAGTAAATCAACAACTGCTTTTCAACAAACTGACGAAGTAGCAAACTCAGGAACTTATTCTGAAGGTGGTGGGACGTTAACATCTGTAACACCTACTTTATCATCAGATACTGCTGTATGTGATTTTCAACCAGACTTATCATTTACAAGTGCAACTATTTCTGCACAAGCTGCTGTTATTTACAACAGCTCAACTGTATCTGGTTTGACTACAAACGCTGCAGTCTGTGTTCTTGATTTTGGTGCGGTTAAATCTTCAACTGCTGGTACGTTTACAATTACGTTTCCTGCTGCTGAAGCAACTGCTGCAATCATAAGAATAGCATAGGAGATAAAACATGGCCTCTATCCAAGGATGGGGCCGAGAAACTTGGAACAGTGGTGCCTGGTCTGAACAAGCACCTGTATCTGTTACAGGTATTGGCCTCACGTCATCTGCAGGTACTGAGACAGTTACCACTGACCAAAATATATCTGTATCAGGTAACCCACTTACCTCTACAGCTGGAACTTCTGTTGCTACAGGTATAGCAAACGCTACCATTACAAATGGTGCATCTGCAACATCAGCAAGGGGCGATGTTTCATTATCAACAGATCAAAATATATCTGTATCAGGTAATCCACTTACATCAAGCGTAGGCGATGAATCAACGAGTGTAACAAGCACAACTGGATGGAATAGAGACACTGACGTTAATACAGGTAATTCTATTGGCTGGAGTGAACAACAATGGGGCGCTGTAGGTGGTTCGTTTGCATTAACTGGTCAACCTATGACCATAAGCACAGGCGATGAGGCTGTTGCGACAGATCAAAATATATCTGTATCTGGAAACCCATTAACATCTACAACAGGAACTTTTGCTGTTTCAGGCGATGGTCAAACCACAGTAGTAGTTGGTGCCGACACTGCTATGCAGTCAACCGTAGGAAATGCTGAAGCTGATCCTGAATTTGTAGTTTTCCCAACAGGAAATGCAATGACCTCTACTGTTGGAACGGTAGGCACGTCAGTTTTTGTTACTGGTATTGGTATGACATCCACTATAGGAGATGCCGAGCAAGAAACTTTGTATGAAGCCCCTAGTGTAGAAGCCACAGCTATTGAGGGTAATTTAAATATTCGTACAGATGTTAGCTTTACAATAACAGGAGTTTCTGGTACAAGTGCAACTGGTACTTTACAAGGAACCTTCTGGAGCCAAGTAGATGACTCAAACAGCGATATAAGTTGGACAGAAGTTCACAAAGCTGCATAAAAGTTTTGACAAACTTTAAAATAATCATTAAATTTTAAATTAGGAGATTAAATGAGTTCAACATATTCAACAGGTTTAAGAATAGAACTACAAACAACTGGAGAAAATTCTGGAACTTGGGGTACTATTACTAACAATAACTTTTCTCAAGTATTTGAATTTGCTATTGCTGGTGTTTATGCAAAAACTCTTTCTGGCACAGGTCCTACGACTTTAACAAATAATGACGGACCACAATCTCAAGCTAACAATGAAGCTAGACAAAACCAAATTATTTTTTCTGGAACTATTTCTACCACTCACATAGTGCAGTTTCCAGCTACACAAAAAACTTATGGACTTTATAATAACATATCTGGTGGCGCTGACGTTACCGCAAGGCTAGGTGCCACAGGAAACACAGTTACAATATCAAACGGTAAATACAGATTAGTTTCTACTGACGGAACTAACTGGTATGATATTTTTACACTCGCTGGTTTAGGTGAGACATGGATAAAGAAAACATCAGACTATACTGCATCAGCAGGAGATAATATTTTTGTTGATACATCAGGTGGAGCTGTAGCAATTACATTGCCAAGCTCTGCAGCAATTGGTGATCAAGTCAAATTTATTGATGCAGAAGGAACTTTTGCTACTCACAATTTAACTGTTAATAGAAACAGTCATAAGATACAGGGGTCTGCAGCTAATTTAACAGTATCAACCAGTGGTTCTGGCTTTGCGTTGGTGTACAATGACAGTGACAACGGTTGGAGATTAAAGTATAACGATTAAACATGGCTAACTTACAAGATATAGTAAACAGAAGTGAAGTAGGGGCAATCAAGCCTTGGACTAAAGCAACAGCTCCAGATGGGTATTTGCTTTGTGATGGCGCTGCAGTTTCAAGAACCACATTTGCAGATTTATTTGCAGTAGTAAGCACAACTTATGGATCTGGAGATGGTTCTACAACTTTTAATGTTCCTAACCTTCAAGGTAAAATGCCTCAAGGTTTTGACGGCAACACTTACAATTTAGCAGGCACGGGCGGAGCTAACACAGTTACAGTTGCAGTCACAAACAACCAAGCTGCAACAAATGCAACAAATCAATCAGTAACTATTACAGGAAGTATTAGTAATACGTCATTGACCACTGCTCAATTAGCTTCACATAGTCATACACAATCACTAGGAAGTGAAAATGTACAACCTAGTCAATCTGGTAATGAACAAAAACCTACTAGAGGCAGTAGGGGATCAAATAATACAGAAAGCACAGGTAACGCAGGATCAGGAACTGGACATAACCACTCTCATACTTTATCTGGAACTTTAACAGGTAATATTACGACATCTTTAACAGGTAGCGTAACAGCAGCAGGCACCAATTCATTTTCGCCTTTTGTCGTGGTTAACTATATTATTAAACACTAGGAGATATAAATGGCAACACAGATTGTAATTGGAAATGGAGATCACTTTTTAATCGACAATACTTTTCATATTGATTGGTCTGATAAAGGAAAAAATTGGGATGATAATTGGCTACCTAATAGTATTCATTTTATCGTGTGGAATAATCTTCAAGGTCAAAATGAAATTCAAAACAAGGATGCATCGACAGGTATGATGACTGGTAATACAAATCTAAATGCTACAAGCGATGCTGTTGGGTCTACGACTATAGCTGCTTTACTTACATGGGCTGAAACTAGAAAAGGTCAAATAACCTCTGCACAATTAGACTATGATAATTATTATGAAAATGCTGAAACTAAATGGGTAGACGATGGTAATAATATTGATGATTTTCATTCAGGTAATTCAAGTGCTACAGCATCTTATATTGATTGGTCAAAAACTTGGAGAGACTTCGACGAAAACTACTCTTAACTTTCTGGTTCTAAATCTTTATGAGGACCGTTTAAATCTACATAATGAATAAATAATTGATGGTGCCAATATTCTTTTGGCTGAGAAAAAAAAGGTCTCCAATGAGGAATCTCTATACCTTTGTATATCACACCATCCCCTGAATTAATAACTATGGGTTTATCTCCCATGCATAAGGGCCATTTATAATTAATATCTTTGTAAAAGTATTTTAAAGTTATAGACGCACTTATTTCACAAGCGTCTCTATCTGTATGTTTTTTTAATTCAGAACCTCCTAAATAAATTCTATTATAAGAATATATTGGTTTTAATTTTAAATTTGTTTCTTTTTCCATAATAGGCAATAAATAATGAACAATATGACTATAGATGTCAGATTTTTTAGAGTGATTAGAAGATGATAGAGGAGCATCAGAATCACCGTGTGTAAAATTTCTTAAACTGTAAGATGTTAAAAATTCTACCATGTCGAGTGACAGCATGTTTTTTACATATTTATATTTTTCTTTCATTAATGAATCCACGTAATTATAGCATGCCTATCTCCGTTTGTTACAGGTAACACAGCATGAGGAAAACAAAAATTACTAGGAAAAACAACAGCACTTCCAGCTTTTTTCGGTACTATGTACTCACCTCCAAAAAATGAAAAATCTCCACCTTCATAATTATCATTTAAAATTAATGAGCAACTTAAGACACGTGGATGTAAATCAAAATGATCGACATGCTCTTTATATTCTCCCTTTTTAGATCCTAAATATAAAAGATGATGATACCCTGTATCTTCAGTTCTAACTGATCCTTTCTGAAACCAAGGTTGGTCTTGACTATATAATTTTAAAATTTTTCCTACTACTTTAAAAATATCATCATTAAATTTATTTTCTAATGGTTTGTTATAACAATTTCTGTGTGTATTTAATTTTCCGTCCCCTGTAGTAGCTGGATAAAATGAAAGATCTTTTTGACTAATAATTTTATTACATAATTCTATGTCAATTATATTATTATAACATTTGATGTAATCAGTTATTTTCATCATTATTTAAAACTTTTCTTTCTCCAAAACATATTTTTATATCTATCTATCCACTCACTATTTAGCATATCTAACACTTTGCTGTGTGCTTTTTCAAAATAAAAGCCACTCCACATTTTCCATGATTCCCGTTTAAATGGAATCACCTGAACCATTGGTTCGCCTTTTTTTATTAAAAATTGTTTATCTCTTTTATTTAAAATAAAAGGAAAATTTATGGTATTGATGTAGGTATCGGTATCAACAGCTCCTGCAATAATATCAAATCTTGGTTCCAATCTATTCATAGGTTTGATAAATAAACAGCTGTAACCTGGTGGTGTTTTAATCAACCATTTGTTTACAAACTTACCAGCATTCTCGCCTGCTGTTTTTCTCCACTGTTCTGGTAATTGTGCTTGATTATGAAAACCAAAATCATTTTGTTCTTTATTAGCTGGTGTTACAGAAAAGTCATTTTCAACAGGATCGACAAGATAATCTTGATCAAAAGGTATAATGTAACCCATAGTTAATGAGTCTAAAAAAGGCATGCAAGTTTTTACAGTAGGGTTATGAAAATTGTTGTTTTGAAATCGTTGTAACTTTTTATATTCGTCTGGAATAAATCTTGAAGCAGGTTGTGGATGAGGCCAAATATCCAACATGCCCTCGTTTACAGCGCAAAAAGTAATTTTTTTATTTACCAATTTGTTCAACAAAATTAAAAGACATTGATCTTCTAATATCTCCTTTTATTTTAGTTTTGAATGGCATAACACAATGACTGTGACATGCTTCAAAAATATAAAAATGACCTACTTCAGGCTCCATCCATTCGCAAGCCGCACCATCTGGATACATAAAACATAATTTACCATCTTTAAATTTATGGGGATCTTTTGTGTCATCAACAAATTTAGGAATTTTTAAAAATAATACAGTAGACCATCCTGTTCTATCATTATGAGTGTGAGGTGGATTATACTCACCTTCTTTCATATCGTTAATCCAACAACTTAATATTTGTAATTTTTTATTGCCATTGTATAAACCATACTTTTCACAAGTTTCAATATAATCATTCATGCAATCAACAATGTTTTTAGATATTTTAGTTTCGCTAAGTATGTGAGTAAACTCTCTTTCTGTTTCAATTCTACCAGCAAGTCTTGGACCAAAAGAAGCTAATTCTTTTTTTCGTGCCTCATATCTATTATTTAAATCTTCTATAGCATCTAAAGGTAGATCATATCTTTTAACCATTCTACCAAATACATGTGTTTGTGATTTCATATTTTAATCCTCATATTTAAAATTAAAAGCAAGTGACATTCTTTCTTTTTTAGTATCTTTTACTCTGTGATTCATATCACTGTCAAAAACAATTAATTCACCAATTTTAGGTTTGTATGAGATTCTTTGATTTTCTGGAAAATAAGCAAACTCAATATCGGAATTGTCATCTGTTAAATAAAAAACGCCAGCACCTTGTTTTAAAATATTTGACTCAATATGATTATGAAATTCTTGATAACCACCTTTCTCGTAAACATTTATCCAAGAACTTGTTATCATAAAAGGTTTTTTTAAAAACTTATTTATTTCTTTTTCTATATATTCTCTTAAATATGTAAATTCATTAACAGCAAATAAAATGTTTTTATAAACACCGTAAGATGTGTAAGCTTCACATTCCCAACTTCTTTCTGTAAATTTTTCTTTGTTTGTTTCTATAAATGTTTTTGTTGTTTCTAGTATGTGTTTGTTTTCCATCTGTGAAACGAAAAAACTTTTTTTAATTATTATTATTTCTTCCATCTTACTTATTGTCTCTTTCTTTGTAATATCCTACTTTTACATTACTAGCATAAGTTATACGTAGTCTTTCTGATAAATTTGCAGACACTGCGTGCCATAAATTACCATTAAAAAATATTACAGTTCCGTCTTTAATGTTTATTTGTTTTGAAATATTAGTTATTGTTTTTTCGTTTTCTTTTTTAGTAAGTCTAAAATGATCATTTTTAGTAAAAATAAAATTAGAAAAAGTTTCTTCTGTGTCTACAAAATAAACTACGGCCATATGGGTTCCATGATAATGGGGCACAGCAAATTCTTTTTTCTTATACCAGTTTATCCAGGCCTCCTCTGCTATTAAGCTAGGAGCATCATACCCGTCTTGAGTGACAGACAAATGAATAATATCTAATATTTTTTCTGTCAACTCTGTCATGGCTGGATATCTAAGATGAGAATCCCAAGCTGTACGATTAGCTTTTACATTACATTCTTCATCAGGCTGTGTGGTAAATTTATGAATATTATTGTTCTCTTCAACCTTAACAATATTTAGAATTTGTTCTTTCCAATACTCGTGGTTAGGCATTGTAAAAAAATTTACTTCTTCTACAAAAATAGGTAATTTTGTTATTTCAATCATTGTATTACTTCTTGTTCTGTTTTTGTAATATACCAAGTGGCATTTGTGTATCTCGTTCCAGATGTGATTGGTAAAACTCTATGCTCTGTTTTATTTCCATCAAATAAAACTATCTTACCTTTTGTTGGTTTAATAATTTTGTCTCCAACCACAGTATGACCTCCCTCGTATTGATCATTTAAATATAAAATTGATGTGTAAGTATGATGATCAAAATCTTTGTGTCTACCTTGGCTTTCTCCAGCTGGCCACTTTACTATTTGTGAGTAATTTACAAAGGTGTTTTTTGCCTCACTTTCAACGAAAAAATTTAATTTTTTTAACAAAAACTTAAAAGCCCAATTGCCGTTACAAGATTGTAACTCACAAGAAATAACACTGGTGTTTCTGTGTTCAAAATCATGAGGGTTCATGTTGTGATAATGTATAAAAAAATCACATAATTCATGACTAATAAAATCTTCTTTTTCAACTAACATTTTATTAAATTTATTTTACCACGAAGCTGTCAAGAAAACAATTCTAAATAATTCTGTTGCAGAACATTGAAATATGCTTACATTAGGTTCTCACCAAAATTAACAATCACAGGAGAAAATATGGAAAATGCAGATTTAAATAAAGCCATTGCCTACCTTGCAGATAAGGTGAGCAAATATCACGAACGACTATTAGCTATGGAAAGAGATGTTGAAAGACACATCAAAAATTCAGAACAGCACTGCTGTGATGATTGTAGTTGTAAAAAATCTTAAGACTTAGGAGTTTCGCCCAACATATCTTTTAATGATGGAGCAAATACTTTAACATCTCGTCTGATTTTTTCAGCAGTTGTTGAAGTGTTTGGATCATCTATATCAGCTTGCATAGCCTCTTCTGATTCATATTCTTGACCAGTGTCAATATTAGTTAATGTAGTTTCAGTTTTAACTTTATATCTAGGAATTGTTCTCCCGTCTTCTAAAGTTACTGTTCCTATTTGTTCTGCGGGTTCAATTATCGGCATTTTCTCTCCAATTTATATTAAAACTTAAAATAACTCTATCTTCATTAGAACTATTTATTTTTACTTCATGTTGTAACCATGATGGGAAAAAAATCAATGAATTTTCTTTTGGCTCAAAATCTACGCTATGAGCGATGTGTATGGAGGCATCTTTTTTCTTTGGTGGTGATAGTACCTCAGCTTGTGGTTTAGGCTCTAGAAACACCAAATTACCGCTTTTTTGAGGCACTTTTAGATAGTACACTCCAGACAAATAATTGTAAGGATGTGTGTGCACATTATTTCTTGATCCTGGCGGATTTATCATACCCCACAAACCTGTCATTTCTGGAACGTATTTATCTTGCACATCTAAGTGGTCAAAGCACTCTTTAGCTTTTAATAATATATCACCTACCGTGCTTTTAAATTCTTCATCTTTATAAAGCTCGTCGTCACTGTGCCAGCCTCCGATATTTGATCTTGGCATGCCTTTTTCGTCTTTTGCTTTTATTTCATAAAGTCTATCTATTAAGTGACTATGGCCTTCTATCTCTGTCATCATAACAGGTGTAATAAATAGTGATTGTAAATCCATTCTTTTTCTCCTTACAGTTGACCTTTTGTAACCTCCATATCAGCAACAGTTATGTGAACTTGATTAGCTGCATTAGCTTGTACTTTCAACACGTCAGATTCTTGCAAGACAATCATGCCTCCAGTAATTCCGTCGTGCTGATTTAATAAATCTACCGTTGCTCCTGCAGCTATGCTTTTTTGGTGAAACTGTTTAAATGTTGCAGAACTTCTAACTGTTTGTACATCCAAAAGTGTAGCATTACCAGAATCATTACAAACAATTAAAGATTTAATTATTATAGTGGTCGGCGGAACAGGTGGTGTAGCACCCGGATTAGCTGTTGGCACAGTTATTAAAGTTGTTAGGTCTGTCGAAGTGACATCCAACATAGGTCCTCTGAATGTATTAGCCAAGGAAAAATGTCTCCGATTCTGTTTCTTCTTTTAAGTCTTGTTGAAAGTTTGTGTTTAGTAAAAAAACTATTTGTTCTAATAATCTTATCATTTGGTCAAACTGACTAGCATCATATTCTTCTGTAGCGTTTGGTAATCTAGTTATATTTATTTTAGCCATTATCTTCTACCGTCTGGTCTTATCTCTAATTTTTGTGAACCAAGTCGCCAAGGTGTATCATCTACTGTGTTAGTTGTATATCGTATTTTTACAGCTCTGCCTCTGCCTCGTACACTTATTTTTTCAGTCGTGCTGGTTATAGATCCACTTGTTTGGACATTGGATGAGGATTGTGGATATTGTTCTAAAGTTAGTTGTGCTGTCATTGTATTAGCCAAATTGTCAAAATCAGGCACTAATTTATTGACAGACATCAGCTGATCACCGTCGGCTATTTCAACAGAACCTGTTTCTAAAAAAGCTGTAATAGCTGTTCCGTCTGCTTGGTTGTTGCCAGATTCGTGTTCAAATATAGATGACGCACCAGCAGTTAGACCAAGTATGCTTGTTGCATTTGCGGTTGCAGATGAACTATATTCTGTTGCTATTGGTTTTTCATATACATACGCACCTAACCATGTAGTTCTTGCTAAATTTATTGTATACCAAGTGCCTTCTAAATAATTGTAAGCAACGGCTCTATCTATTTGTGTAGCATTAGCTGAAGGATAATACCAAATTATTTCGTTAAAAGCTGTGTTTAGACCAACAGCGATATCATTTTTGTTTGTGTAACTTAAGTCATCAAATACATAATCTTGAACAGAGCAAGGCATTTTTTTGACGACACCATCAAATAAGTAAAATGCATTATCAGACATCCAATAAGCAACCCCGTTTACTTCTATGGCTGCATGCTGTGCTATTAATCCAGCATTGGCACCAAGTTGTCTAAGGCCAAATGTAAAAGGTGTACCAACAAATTGAATACCGTGTAATGATGTATCTGTCCATACTAGTATTTGACCTGTCGATTTTACGGCACCGACAATTCTAGAGCCATCTGTTATTCTTAAAGATCCTGCTTCGTTAGTAGCAACAGGTGTGTAATCTGTTGCATCTTCTCTATCTGAAAATCTAAATAGTAAATCATCTTGTGTAGCTGTGTTACCAATTGTAGTTTCAGTTCCAAATATTAACAAATGTCTTGTATCTGTAGAGACAATGCTAAATCTAGAGGCAGTAGGAGCATTTGACAAAGCTGTAGCTCTTGCAGCTAAACCTCCAGATGTATCCCATATAAAGGTGCCACCATTTAATACAGTTGCTATTAAGTCTTCACCAAAATTATCTAGTGACCAGTTTCTACCTTCTACAACGACATTAGATGAAGATCTTGGAGTATCCCATGTGCTCGCACCCCATGTTTCAGTGCCCCATCCATAACCATAAGTAGATGAAGCAGGGCCAGGATTAATTTGATAACTTGCGTCTACAGAACCTCCACCAGATGCAGTGGAACCTGTAGCGTTAGTCCCTGCATTTATTGTATAACTGTTTGCACCAGGAACTGTTAAAACTTCAAATTCATTATTAAAATCAATACCGTCAACAACATTTGTAGAGGACCCATTATCAAAAGTTACAAACGCGCCTACTTCAGCACCATGAGAAGCGTCAGTTACAGTTACTGTAGAAGAACCACTTGTTGTTGCAAAAGGATTAGTTAAACTGTCTGTAGCTCTTATAGGTGTAATATCATAGACCTTACCTTCAGAAAAAATATAGAGTTTTCTATCTGTGCCTAATGCTAAATATCTTGTGCCATCTAAGCCAATCCATGAGTGTGTGTCTCTTACAGCTCCAACTACCGTAACATTCGGATTTGGTAAGTTTGTCCAACCTCCCCATCTTTCTGGTTTACCATAGTGAAATCTAACAAAATCAGAGTCAACATACTTACGATCATCTCCTGCAGAATATGCGGTATCTTGTTTGTCGATTCCTGGACGAAACTTTAAGTCAACTAATTGCATGCGGGAATAATAAATTACTTATTGTTTTGTGGCAAGAATTGAGTTCCAACATTGCCTCTAAATGCATAATTTCCGTAATGTGTCATGCCACTCATGATGTCTGCATATATTTTACCTCCCATGTTTTGCCACAAACGGCAGAAAGCATAGTCTTCTGAAAGATATCTTTTAGTTTGTGGCTCAATCATGGTGTCAAAAAAAGTGTAATTCCAATTAGATGTTTTGTGATAATCAAATTCTTTATCGTGAGATTGATTAATATGCTGATCAGGCACAAATTTTAACTCTGGATATACTTCTGCCATTCTTACAAATACATCTCTTTTTATTAACATAAAACCAGTTGGACCATCCATAACCTCTATAAATCCTTTTTGCATCTCTATTCTATCAGGATTTTTTACATTTAAATTATATTGTAACGAAGCTGCGAGTAATTCATCTTCGGACATATTAGGATTTTCTTTCAATCTTTTTTTGACCTTTATCCAATCAATAGTTTTCCTAGGATAAATACCTGTAACAACATCTTTGTCGTAATCAAGCATTCTTATTACTGCCTCTGGATTGAAAGCTAAATCAGAGTCAATAAACAAAAGATGTGTATAGTCGCCATCCATAAACAGTTGAACTAATGTATTTCTAGCTCTTGTAATTAAAGACTCATTACCAATAGTACCAAATTGCAATTCTATTTTTTTACTTGCAGCTAGAGCCACAAGCTGCATGCAGCTTTTAAAATAGTCTGCTGTAATCATGCCACCGTAACAAGGAGTTCCTATAAAAATTTTATTCATCAATCTTATTTATAAAGTTTGCCATAACGTATCTAGGTGTTGATCCCCCAGCAAATTGTAAAGGGCTATGACATATTTTTGAACTAAAAAATATTGCTCTATTTTCTTTAAAACCTATGTGGGTGTGCAAAATATGTTCATCGCCTTTTTTTTCGTAAAAACCCGTGCCGTTATTGATAAGTGTATCACCTAACAAATAAATTAAACAATTATATAAACCTGTATCTTGATGAGGTATTGGTGGTGTGTTTGGAAAACTTAAAAAATAATATGAAAGCATTTTTTGTATATTACCTATATTAAAATAATCTTTTATTTTTACTTTAACTTCTTGAACAACTTTTGTATTTTGTGCGAGATCCACATGGTGATATGTCCTTTGATACGGGCTTAAACTTTTTTTATCATTAATAGAGAGGTCATTATACCTAGACTTAAATTCTGTAGTAACAAGTTCTTGTTGTATTTTTTTTAAAAAATTATGTTCAAAAAAATCATCCTGTACAAAAATTTTAGGTGGTTGCATACTCTACCTTTAAATATTCTATCTTTCTTACCCACCCTCTTGGTATGGCCACGGCTCCACCTCCATGATTATCATCTTTATCTACGCACCAGGATCGCATGATTACAATCTTGTCTTCATTATTAACAACCATGTATCCTACCTCTTGGCACACGGCCAACGGAGCATCTAAAATATCTTTTATAGGTAACCAACCTGTTTCCATGTCTCTAGCGTCTTTCCATGTAACTCGCACCATAGGGAATACTTCTTTATTTTTCATAATCAAAAAAAATGTTTAAACTATACCTTGGAGAACTTTCTCCTAAAGCTTGCATGTTTGTATGTCTAATTAAGCCTGCATTAAAAAACACTGCTCTGTTTTCAAGAAAACCTGCACATGTTGTTAAGAATCCATCCGTTGTTAAAAAACCAGTGCCATTATGTAATAAAGGCTCTCCTTTTAGATAAAGTAAAAAAGAATAAGAACCCTCATCAAAGTGATGGTTTATTTTTTCATGATTATGTCTCATGTGGATTCTACCGTTTGCAATTTTTATCTTGCTTGATAAATTAAAATCTTTGTAAATTTTTTCTACTATTTGATCTTTTTCAAGAACCTCTTTTTGTATTTCAACACCAAAACCGTAATGACCTGTGTCGTTAATGTAAGATTCGTAATTTTGTTGAAGAGCTAACTCTTGTAAATGTTGAAGTATTGGTATTGGTAAAAAGTCATCAACTACAAAAACAAATCGTTTATTTTTTTGGATCATCAGTAGTTAAGGTTGCAGTTTTAGGAACTAAACGCAAATTAAATGATACAGATCTTCTTTCTTCATTTGGTGTTCTAAATGGGTATACCATGTGTGTAAGCCATGATGGAAACATAAATATATCACCAACTTCAGGTGGATGCTGTAATTTATGTCCACTAAAAGTTTTTGGATCACCACACATAAAAAGAATATCACCTACGCTAGGGTAATGATCTTCAGCTGCTCTTTCTTTATCTATGCTCTCTGGCATTTTTGTGTAAAACACACCAGACAAATCACCATCGTGCATGTGTGCAGGATTAAAATCTCCAGACCATTGGCTCACGCACCACATTGATTCTATTACCATTTTATCTATTTTTTCAGCCTCTAAAGTTTCATTAGCTGGTGGGATACTAAGATATTGTTTTACCATCTCACCAATTAAAAAAACTAATTGCTGGCCTTCTTTGTCTATCCACTCTGGTGGCATACGAACTTCTTGTTTTACATTGCCAGCTAAATTAGGTGACCAATCCCATTGTTTGGCTAATTTAGGATCACCAAGTAACTCATCAGCTTTG